GCACCTAAGCATACCACACCAACTGACCCTAGCGCAAGCCCAACTCGCCAGGATCAGTCAGACCCATCCCGCACACTCAACCCTACTGCTTGACCTCCATCCCGGCACGGATGCCAGCCTCCACCAGGTCCTGGACAGCCCTCCACTCCTGCAGACCCAGACGCAGACTCACCTCCGACTCACCGATCACCTTCAGAGCCAGAGCCTCGACCTCAGCGCTCGACCGACTCACACCAAGAACCGAGTCGACCACCGACCCTGCCCGATGAACCCCGGCCTCCATCTCCTGCCGCATCAGCCTCTGAGCCGGGGTGACCTCGTACGCCATATCCCGGAGCGACCGACCCTTGCTCTCGTGCTTCTTGCCCATCATGTTCTCCAAATCTATGTGGTGGACTCAACATCACAACCTTAGCACACATCATGACATCAGCGCAAGCCCGAATTCCACCCTCTATAAGCGACCGAACGAACGAGCGAGCGCAGCGACGCGGAGCGAGTGAGTGAGGGAGCCTGGCCACACCACGTGAGAGCGTCTCTTAGGACGCGAATCACGTTCTCCCCGGACCGCCTTTTCGCCACACACCACCAAGGTCGCTAAGGCTCCTCGCCGCCGACGTCGGATGCTGCTCCTCCTTCGATCCCGTCGCACCTCCGTCGGCACCGCCTTGGTGGTGTTTAAGGCGCGGGCTTGCCTTAAGGCGCTGGTTGGTGCATACTTGGTACGACCGCTCGAGCAGAAGGAGGACTTGGATGAATCGCGAGCGACAGCAGGCTGTGGACGCGTGCGCATTGAAGGCACGGGACTGGGACATGACGGAGACCGAGCGACGCGAGCTCAGGAAGGAGCTTCGACGGCTGTTGACCCTCGAGGAGGAAGCCGTGCGGAAGATGGAGCCGCACGCGACCAAGCCGAACACAGCGGCCAACTACAACAAGGCACTGATCGCCCGGGACGCGCTGGAGAAGGCGCTGCACCACCTGGCTCGTCGGGACTACGGCGAGGTGGCCGCGACGCTGGACAGCATCAAGGGTCTGTCGGCTCCCCGGCGGAAGCTGGTGTTCGAGCCGTCTCGTGACGAGCCGGAGGAGTGGTACAGCGAGTGATGTGGCCGTGCGGAAAGTTGGATTTTGGGTTTGCTTCTAGGTTGAAGTTCAGCTAAAATCAAGTTATGAACAACGAAGCACGCATCCTGGACCACACGACCACCGTCTTCAGCACCGACCTGGTCCTGGACCACTACGGCTACCTGGCTCCTCGTACCGTCACCGTCGAGGGTATCGAGTTCGTGCTGGGTGACAACGGCTACGAGAACCTCGAGCTGGGTGTCACCCTGTACCTGGAGTCCACCGAGGACGCCCGCACGGCCGACGACGTGTGGTACGCCCAGATCGATCCCATCTCCTGAAAGAAAGTTGGATTTTGGGTTTGCTTTCCGGTTGAGCTTCAGGTAAACTTCTAAGTACAACAGAACACGGCCAACACAACTTCAAGGCAAGGAACAACATCATGGCACGCACGGTTATTCTCCCCATCTCGGACAACCAGGGTTACTCCCCCGAGCAGGTCAGCACGCAGGTCACCCTCGGCGGTCTGCTCGAGGCCATCCAGATCGCCATCGAGGAGTTCGGCGAGGACGCTACGGTGGTCCTGTCCAACGGCCAGCAGTACGGTGCAGGATACGGCAAGATCGCCACCGAGTACACCGGAGAGGTCGTCTTCTCCGACGCGGACGACGAGGGCGACTACTTCTAAAAGCGGTTTGTGCCTCGGTAGAAGTTCAGGTAAACTAACTTCTACCGGGGCACACCGGCACCGGCACAACTTCAACCCAAGGAGTACGAAATGGATTTCATCGAGAAGGTCACCATCCGCGAGGCGCTCATGGCGTACGCGGTCTGCGGCCACGACGTTGATGAGACCAACATCATCAGCCACCACCGGGCTCTCGTGTCTCGGGTCCAGGAGGCCTTGCCCCACAGGGACATCGACGAGTACCTCGAGCAGGACATCGTCGACGACCTGATCTCCCTCATCTTCAGCTAACACTTGTGGAGCGGGTAGAAGTCAGGCAAAATGATTTCTACCCGCTCCAACACCCACCACAACTTCAAGGAGAACATCATGGCTGACACCCAGGACAAGAAGCTCGAGCTCATCGCTCAGCTCCTCGCCAAGGCCGAGAGCACCACTCCGGAGGAGGCGGAAGCCCTCACCGAGCACGCCGAGCGCCTCATGGTCAAGTACGGCATCGAGCAGGCTCGTATCGACGAGCGTCGCGCCAAGGCCGGACAGGCCTCGGAGAAGATCATCGAGGAGCGCCTGGACTTCACCGGAGCGTACCGGGGAGAGATGCTCAACCTCTGCTCCAACGTCGTCCACGGTCTCGGCGGTCTGCGTGGGATGCAGTACACCGGAGGACGTGGCAAGGTGTTCTCCTTCTGGATCGTCGGCTTCGAGTCGGACGTCCAGCAGGCCAAGACCCTCATCCTCTCCCTCCAGGTCCAGAGCATGGTGGCCGTCCGCACCTGGTGGAAGGAGCACAAGGACGTGTACGCTGGGTACTCGAGCTACGAGCAGGAGAAGGCTCGTCGGTCGTTCGTCCACGGGTTCGGCACTGGAGCCGGTACCCGTATCCGGGAGAGCCGTCAGCAGGTGGTACAGGAGGCCTCTAAGGGTACCGAGCTGGTCCTGATCTCCCGTGACGCCAAGGTCCAGGAGTACATGGACGGCAAGGCCACACGACGTGCCCGTCGTCGCACGGCAACCGGACGCGACTCGGCCGCTGGCCACGGCTACCGGGCAGGGCAGAACGCCAACACCGGCGGACGTGCCGTGACGCAGGGACGGGGGATCGAGGCATGACCCTCTTCATCCTGGCCCGCACCAACGGAGGTCGACCTTCCCTCCAGCACGCTCTGGACCCGGCCGATAACGACCGTACTCAGTGTGGCCTGGAGGTGTTCCGCTGGAGCCGTGCCTACACGACGCAGATCATCCCGCAGATCGTCTGCAAGAAGTGCCTGAAGAAAGTTTGATTTTGGGTTTGCGTCCCGGTAGATGATGTGCTAAACTAGATTCTACCGGGACGCAAGCACCTGGAACCAACCTCAACGGGGAGGGCTTAGGTCCTCCCCCACCATCCTCGACTTCAAGGAGAACACCGTGTACAACCTCGAGGCCGCTATCGAGGACGCCAAGACCGGCTCCCGTATGGACCTGTCTGTTTCCGAACTGAACTACCTTCACTGGGAGGGTAGTGACACTCCCGTCAGCGGGGACGCGCTGGCCGTGTACGGAGCAGAGCAGTGACGATCGCAGAGAGACACGAGAGCCACGTTCACACCTACGAGCGCTAGGAGACAACCCACACTTGTAATCAAATCGTCTATCAGGTAAACTACCCACAGCGGCACCAGCCGCTACCCCATAGCTAGGAGAACTTCAATGATTCAGAACACGAGCGACGACGTCGCCCTCGCCCTGTCCGACGCTCCGATCGACGACCGCACGGGGAACAAGGTACTCTACTCCGTCAGCTGGATCGCTGACAAGCCCTCCATGATCGGTGAGCGGAACGAGGACTGGGTCCGCCGGGAGATTCGGTGGTTCGCTGGAGGTTCGAACCGTCTCGAGGACATGGAGCCTCCGGTGCCCGGTGCCTTCCAGGCATGCGCCGGAGACGACGGCACGGTGAACAGCGCCTACGGCCACATCTTGTTCGGAAACCACGAGGAGAACCCGGACGAGCTCCCGGAGGGTCCCGCACTGTACGACCGGATCGTGAACACCTTCCTCCGTGAGGGTGCGGATACCCGGCACGCGGTCGCCATCATCTCGGACCGGGACATCCACAACCTGGCCCACAAGAACGGTCGCAACGACTTCATCTGCACGAACGCGCTGAACGTCATGATTGACGACCAGAACCGTCTGCACATCATCGCGCAGATGCGCTCCATGGACGCTGTCTGGGGATACCGGGCAGACTACTCCATGTGGGACTACCTGATGAACCTGCTCCTGCAGGACCTCGCCATCGCCATCCCCGGCATCCAGCGCGGCCACATCACCTTCCAGGTGGCCAACCTGCACGTCTACCCGCGTCACTTCGACCTGCTGGCTAAGTGGGCCGACAAGATCTACGACGCTCAGGAGCGCGAGATGCGCCAGATCTGGGCAGGTGCTCGTAAGCGCGCCGAGGCACCGGAAGGACCGGCAGGAGCATGAACCCCTGGGAGCTGTTGCTGACCCTGTTCGGATGGGTCATGTTCATCCTCGCGGCTCTGGGAGCGGTCATCCTGGTGTTCGCGTTCATCGTCGGCATTGTCCGTGCGGCCAGGGGTCTGGCCAAGCAGACGAAGCCTCAGGTGACCCTAGAGGAGTACCTGCGAGAGGCCCGCACTGTCGCCACTAGCGTCCATGGCAACGACTTCCCCCTCGCGTCGACCAACATCGACATCTGGCTGGAAGGCGCTCGTTGGGCATGGGGATTCTTCCACCGTAAGAAGTGATCCGAGGAGGGTGCCTGGCAACGGGCACCCTCCCCAGACAGGAGTCCACCATGGAAGATCAGGAACTAGTTCGGCTGGCCACGGCTCTGCTGATGACCGCCAAGGCGCACGAGGGACTCTCTGTCTGCGTCAACCCTGGCCACACGCATACCCTGTCTCCCTGCGAGGAGCACTGCATGGATCACATGCATCAGTGCAACCAGGGATGTGGAGAGTGGCCCTGCAAGACCATCCAGCTAGGCGACGTGGTCGCCAAGTACCTCAATGATCTGCAGACCATCCAGATCGCCTACCAGCAGACCATAGTCGGTCTCAACCTGGCACGGGTGAACCTGCAGGACGAACTGGAGAACAAGAATGTCTAACCTTCACATCCCCCTCCTGCGTAGCGTCAAGTCATCGTGGATGTACCCCATCTACGTGCCGAGCTACAACCGTGCAGGAAAGGCACCTCTGCTGGAGATGCTCAAGGATGCTCCCACCAGCATCAAGAGCCGTGTCCACATCGTGGTCCGGGATACCGAGGCCAACGATTACCAGACCACGTACCCGTGGGCAACCATCGTCAAGCAGAGGGCACCCTACGGTATCGGTCCGGCTCGCATGGTCTGCCTCAAGGATGCTGACCGTCGTGGGCACAAGCGTATCGTCATGCTGGACGACGACATCATCCACGTGAGCCTCCTGGAGCGTATCCAGCGTGAGGACGGAATGTTTCACACGCGCCGGTACAGCGCCAAGGTCAGCGGGATCGCAGAGCCTATGCTCCTGGTCCGCTCCCTGGCCGTCGGTTGCAAGATGGCGGAGCAGGTGTTCAGGCTCGAGCCGGAGGCGTCGTATGGTGCCGCGCGTAACGCTCTCTTCAGTGGTGGAGTGGACACCAGTGTCGGGGCAACCCTCAACAAGGGTAGCTTCCCCGCGTGCGTCATGTTCTTCCACATGAGGAGGTTCCGTATGCGGCGGATGCCGAAGCCCTACCAGTACCACGGTGAGGACCTGGCCATGTTCCTGGAGACCATCTCCCAGGGCAAGCGGGCTTTCACCCTTCCTGGTGTGGCCTACGATCAGCACGGGTCTATCGAGACCACCATCCCGCTGGACCCTCAGGACGCTGTCGCCCGTACTCCGGACCTCGAGGCGGCTGAGCACGAATACCCCAAGGTCTTCCCCTTCCTGCGTGCCGCTGTCAAGAACAAGGCTGGCGGAATCATGCGCATTGGGGTAAACTGGAAGTCGTGGTACAAGGCCACGTCAACCGAGCCGGTGGAGATCCCTCTGTCGGACATCATCAACAAGGCAGGAGAACACTGACATGTTTATCGCATTCGATGGTCCGGACAAGACCGGCAAGAGCACCAGCGCTGGCCTCCTCAGCACCACGGGGGGAGCGTTCTACAACGCCACCAAGGAGATGCACGAGGAGAACCGGAATCGCTTCGGTTCTGACGACGTGGTCACCTACGACCGGCTCGACTGGCTGACGCACATGGTGTACCGGCTGGCCATGCCCACTCACGAGTGGAACGACGCCCGTGTGCGCACTGTGTTCGCCATGCCCGACACGCACCTGGTGATCAAGATTCACGAGGGGGACAGTGCCAACGTCATCAAGGACGAGCTGTACGAAAAGGGTGCTCTCAAGGAGGTCAACCAGTCGTACATGACCACGGCCACCTACCTGATGATGATGAACCACGTGATGGAGTTCAAGCTCTTCCGGGATATCTCCGTCGTTGTCGTCTCCAACAACCTGGAAACCGGGGAGTACTCCCAGCGCTTGGCGGAGTACGCCGGTCCTGTGTACCCCTGGCAGGATGACCAGGACCACGAAGTGAGGAGTGACGAGGAGCTGTTGGAGATGTTCCGCTGTGTCGACCAGCAGATCGGCTGAGTCAGTACAGCACCCTCATCTTGACCACCTGTTCAAGGTGGGGGTTCTGGTCTCCCGGTCGCAGGACAAGCGCCTGTCACCGGCCACACGGCTCGAGGCGGCGGCGGAACTACTCCGCTACCGTAACGAAGGGCTCATCCTACAGAAGTACCCGAAGGAGAACAAGGTGACTAAGAAGACACGGGCGCACGCCGATCCGGTGTACAGCGGTCGCGGCATCATCTTCGCGGTGATTGACGACCGGGAGGCTATGCGGGAGGGCAAGGTCACCACGATCGACGTCATCACGGACGCTATTGAGGCCGCTCTGGACGCTGGCTACGAGACCAGCGAGGAGATCGCTCGGTACATCACCACCAGCGCCTTCCAGCACGTTACCGACAAGCGTGTGAGATTCAACAGCGTGCTCAAGGCCGGGGACGTTGTCGGTGCCCAGATCACCCGGAAGCTGTACAACAGCTACAACGAGTTGGCCAAGATGGCCGACGAGGAAGACGACCCCAAGGCCAAGGCCGACCTCCGCAACGAGGCCCGTGGGTTCGCAGAGGCCATCCAGATCGTCATCAGCCCGTTCAGCAGTGAGGACCCCAAGGACCCTCGTCTGGTGAATTGGGATGAGGTCGACCGCATGACCGAAGCATTCGAGAAGGAACAGCGCGCTGTCCGGCGCGAGAGGAAAGGAAACCCCCAGTGAGCACCTACCGTAAGAAGCCCGTCACCGTCGAGGCTCAGCTCGTGACCCCCAAGTCCATTCAGGATGTGGCCAAGTGGTGTAACGGCACGGTCATCCAGGGAACTCAGGAGGACACGACCTTCCTGCAGATCAAGACTCTCGAGGGATACATGGCCGCCAACTTCGGTGACTACGTCATCAAGGGTGTCGCAGGAGAGTTCTACCCCTGCAAGCCGGACATCTTCTGGGAGACGTACGAGACGGTCGGCCACACTGAGTCCAGGGACTACGTGCTGGCCCGTCTCCAGCAGAACCTGGGAATCCAGCCGCTCAACGTCATGCAGGAGCAGGTTCGGGAGTTCCAGCAGGGTATGGGTCAGCCGGTCGGCACCTATGCCCGGTCCCTGCCCAAGGACCGCGTGCCGGTGCGGATCGAGCTCATCCGTGAAGAGTTCGAGGACGAGCTGATGCCCGCTCTGTATAAGGGCGATCTCGTGGAGACGGCTGATGCCTGCATCGACCTTCTCTACGTGACGTTCGGCCTCCTGGTGGAGATGGGCATCAACGCGGCTCCTCTCTTCGATGAGGTCCATCGGAGCAACATGTCCAAGTTCGGTGCGGACGGCAAGCCCATCATCGCTCAGGAGAACGACCCCGATGGCGTCTTCCCTGGCCGTGTCAAGAAGGGTCCGAACTACTTCAAGCCGAACCTCGAGGCCATCATCGAGTCTGGCGCGGCGGACCTGGGGGCATGACATGTTCGGGGAGTATGAGCCGCTCCACCTACCTACGGTGCAGAAGCTCCACACGCACACCTTCCAGATCACCGAGGAACAGCTCGAGGCTCAGGTCGGCCACACCAGTCCGGCCGTGCTCGAGCTTATCTGGAAGCTGGGTGCCGAGGATGATCGTATGAGGCGCATACTCCCCGACCCTCCCAAGGGATTCTACTGGGAGCAGGACTGGGAGCGCTGTGTTGACTACTCGGCGAACGCGGTCCTGTTCCGCATCACGTACCGACTCAGGGAGATCAACTGATGGACGTCGACAAGGAAATCAAGGCGGCGAACCGTAGGGTACAGCTCGGCATCGAGCGGAACTACCTCATCGCGATGGCACGGCTCGAGGGCATGACCCCCGAGGAATACGCGGCCAAGGTCGACCGGGAGCGTGCCGAGGAGGCGCTAGTGCAGACCCAGCAGGCGGCACAGGAGTTCGGGCGGCTGATCGGTCTCCTGGCCCGCTCTTACCAGGAGTTCGTGGAGAATGTTGCCACGGGCTTCAGGCAGGCGTTCGGCCGATGACCCTGGTACTCAGGGATGCCCAGAGAGTAGCGCTGGAGAGGCTTACCGAACCGGGTAGGCACTTCGCCGCTCTCTGGGCAGAGCCGCGTTCTGGCAAGACGGCAGTCGCCCTGCTCTGGCTCCAGCACATCCGACCCCGTGTGGCTGTGGTGGTGGGACCGAAGGTTGCAGAGGCCACCTGGCGTACCGAGGCGGCTAAGTGGCTGAGCACTGAGTATCGCTTCTTCCCCCTCACGGCAGGCAACGAGTACCCAGACCCCAAGTCGTTCAAGGGCATCACCATTCTGTTCGTGAACTACGAGCAATTCACCAAAGCACCCTTCCAGAGGCTGAAGCCCTTCCTGTCTGAGATGTCCCGGCTGTGTGGTGGCCAGGGTGCCATGCTCCTGGATGAGAGCCACATCATCAAGACTCCGTCCAGCATCACGGGTCGTAACATCCGGCCTCTGGCGGATCACTGGCACTACCGTCTCCTGATGACTGGGACCCCGGTCACGAACCCGAACCAGATAGATGCTGTGTACGGCCAGTGGACATTCCTCGACCCCAGCATACGGGATCACTGGCCTTCTGCTCGGGACTTCCGGGAGCACTTCGGTGAGTGGACCAACGTCAAGGGATTCCCTGAGTTGGTCCGTCCCAGGAATCAGGCGGAGCTGAACCAGTACCTCCAGCCGAACGTCATCACCATGACCGGGGCAGGAGACCCCGTACCTATCCGCAAGGTGGTCTACCCGGTGCCCTCCGAGGTACTCGAACAGCATCAGGCTCTCCTCAAGGACGGTCTGGTGGAGATGCACGGCCACATTGTACTGGGACTGAACCCGCTGACCCGGCTCCTGCGAATGCGGACTCTGGTGGCCGGATGGGCTAAGGATGAGGACGGCACCAGCTTCACGGTACCGACAGCGGCACGTCGCCGTCTCACGGTGCTGGGGAGGGTGCTCGGTAGGGCCAAGGGCAAGGTCATCATTGCCTGCACGCACCTGCACGAAGTCAAGCTCGTGGCCAGGTACCTCCGGCACAAGGGTCTCGGGTACCTCATCATCACTGGAGCGACTCCCAACAAGAATCACGTAATCGAGGACTTCCAGCGAGATGAGGACGCACGTGTGCTTCTGGTCCAGCCGAGAACGGTGTCCATGGCCGTGGACATCTCGGTGGCCAACGACCTCATCTGGTATACCAGCGACTTCAACTACGTGACGTTCAAGCAGGCTAGTGACCGTATCAAGCTGTCCCCGGCCAGCCCTACGGTCTGGTTCCTGTGCGGTAAGGGAACCGTGGACGAGGACGTGTGGGTAACCCTGCAGGAGGACCATGACCACCTGACCGAGGTAGTGGCAAGGATCAAAAAGTCTAGAGCCGGTAGGGCTCAGAAAAATTCCTGAGAAATTTTCGGTTTGGGCTTGCGCTACGTGCACAGATGGGCAATACTAGTTCTTGTCAGTAAGTGACACCAGCTCCCGGCAAACGAACCAGACCTGAGGGAGCACTTCAACCTCAAGCCACATCACATCAAGGAGAACATCATGGCGAAGAGCACTGCGGCTGTCCTGGACGACGAGGTCGTCGAGGAGGCCCCCGAGCCCACGGCGAAGCAGATCGTCAACGAGGGCATCGTCCGAGTCATCGAGGCCACGGGCATCGACGTCCAGAAGAACCGTTACAAGGCCATGCGCGCCATCGCCTTCCAGGCGTTCGTCGAGGCGATCGAGGCCGGCGACTTCGACGGTCTTGTCGACCGCGCCATCGCCAACGTCGACGAGCTCCCCAGCGGCTGGGAGATCGAGAAGCCGGTCAAGGGCGAGGCTCAGGCCAAGCCTGCCGCCAAGAAGGCTACGGCGAAGGCGACCAAGGCCGCTCCGGCCAAGAAGGCTCCGGCGAAGACGACTCGCCGTCGCCCGACCCGCTGAGCCGGTCGACCAGAACCCCCAGTACCTGACCATTCGGTGCTGGGGGTTCTGCATCCCAAGGCTACTAGCTCAATCGGCAGAGCAGGGAGTTCAGGGGAGTATCCCCGTAGCCCGTGTCCAGGTTCGAATCCTGGGTAGCCTACAGCACAATAGAACATGCCCCATACCGTAGGAGTCCACCTATGCACCTGCTCATCAGTGATGAGTGGGCTGAAGTTCAGGCGTATCTCGCGCAGAGCACAGCACCACTCATCTTCGATATCGAGACCACCTCGCTGACTGTCGGCAAGGGTCAGATCCTCTGTGTTGCGTTCGCACCGTACGACCGCGATGACGTGATGGTCTGGTGGCCTCAGTCCCTCGAGGACATTGCCAAGCTCCGCATCAAGCGTGGTGTGGCCCACAACAGCCCGTTCGACAAGCGCTGGCTCACTGCCCACGGGTCCCGGATCAGTATCTACTGGGACACGATGTTCATGGCGCACCTGCTGGATGAGAACCATCCCATCGGCCTCAAGGAATTGGGACAGCGTCTGCTGGGGTACAAGGACTGGGCACAGGATGACGTGTCGGAGTTCGGCACCACGTTCGGCCAGATGTGGTCTGAGCGCCGTCTGCCAGCCAAGGCCAAGAAGCGTGTCAGCATCTACGCTGGCAAGGATGTCCACATCACTCGTGAACTGATGAAGTGGCAGAAGGCGTACATCCGCAAGAACCTCAAGCCTGGGGAGAACCCGGTACGGGTCATGCAGGAGATCATGATCCCTGCTATCGAGCCTCTCACTCAGATGGAGGACAACCGACTGCCGGTGCGAACCAAGATGGTCGCATCTGCACGGGAGAAGGTCGAGGCTCGTATCCACGAGATCGAGAAGACTCTGGATGCAAGCATCCCTCCCAAAGACCAGTGGCCCGAGTGGCTCCAGAAGACGAAGCCCAAGTGGGGATCTACCAACTGGACTAAGTGGTGGCTCTACGAGTATCAGGGTGCTCTCTGCCCGTCTCGTGGCAAGCCGACCAAGACCTGGCCGGAGGGGAACCCCAGTCTGTCGCAGGAGGCTCTCTCCAAGATCGACCACCCTGCCGCGCGTCTTCTCAGCGAGAGGTCGACGCTGTACAAGAACCTGACTGGGTTCCTGGTGCCTCTCACGGACCGAGTCGTTGATGGCAAGGTATCCACCAGCTTCAAGCTCACTGGCACGGTCACCGGTCGTCTGAGTAGCTCCTCCCCCGGTGCGGACAACCCCGGCATCAACTCACAGCAGATTCCACGTGACAAGGCCACACGTAACCTCTTCGGGGAGAAGGGACGAGCCTGGATCGAGGCGGACTTCAGCCAGCTGGAGTTGCGAGTGGCCGCTGTCATGGCCAACGAGCGCACCATGATCGGCCTGTTCGAGGCTGGCGAGGACATCCATCAGTATATGGCCGAGCGACTGGTGCGTGGTGGAGAGGTCACCAAAGAGCATCGTAGCCTCGCCAAGGGAGTCAACTTCGGCTTCCTGTACGGGATGCATGCCAAGCACTTCGCGGACTACCTGCAGGAGTCTTACGGTGTGATCATTACGTCCAAGGAGGCAGAGGCCTTCCGGGAGGAGTACTTCAACACCTTCAGCGCTCTGCCTGAGTGGTATCGTAAGCAGAGGAAGTTCGCCCTCGAGCACGGGGGAGTACCGAATGCCTTCGGGCGGTTCCGGCACCTTCCCCGCGTCTACAATGACGACTACTGGGTTCAGGAGAACGCATTCCGTCAGGCCATCAATGCTCCCGTGCAGTCTACTGGTTCTGACTTCATGCTGATCAGCTTGGCTAGGTTGGCTAGGGACTTGCGCCTCCGAGACCTTGGCGCTAAACTTGTTACCACGGTTCACGACTCCGTCTGTCTTACTGCCCCGTATAAGACAGCTCGAAAAGTGGCCCGAATCATCAAAGAGACAATGGAGATGGCTGACGATGGTCTCGAACAGAAGTACTTCCTCAAAGCGGATGTCACGATCTCGCGATGCTGGGGAGGAGAACCCCTTGCAGAGTACTGAGCGCCGAGGAGCGAAGAAGCTCCCCAGCACCGGGACCAAGCCCGGATCGAAGCGCTGGAATGGTCCTCGAGGCATGTGGCCTACGACGGATGACGGAAAGCTCGTGCTCACCCAGAGTATGGTCAGCGGGTTCGTTGAGTGCCCTCGAGAGACGTACTACAGTATCGTCCTGGGACTCCGTCCTCGTATTGAGTCCAAGCCTCTCACCCGTGGCACCTGGGTCCACGCTCTGCTCGAGGAGAGGGGTCGTGGAGGGGACTGGCGTGCGAAGCACCAGGAGATTCTGGAGAAGGCACGGCTCGAGCAGTTCGAAGAAGAGGTAGATGCCCTGGCCGAGGAGTGCTACAACATCCTCCTCAGCTACGAGTGGGTCTACCGTACCGAAAAGCTCACGCCTGTCGCAGTAGAGCTGACGGTGGAGCGCCCGATGTTCGGCGGTAAGGCGCTGTACCGTGGTCGGATCGACATCATCTGGATTGACGAGAATGGTGATGTCTGGCTGGGTGATCACAAGACTCACGCGACACTCCCTGACTGGCGCTATCGTGAGCTGGCCTTCCAGCACTACTCGTACCTCTGGGCATGCCAGACTTCACCTGCCTACGCGGCTCTGCGTTACAAGGGCAAGCCTCTTCCTCAGCCCAAGGGGTTCATCTACGACTACTGCAAGACCAGCGCCATCAAGCGCCCGTCTCTGACGACGACCGGCAAGATCAGCCGCGTGCTGAAGCCGGGAGGCACGACCCTGCCCGTGTTCAAGGAGTGGCTCCGGGACAACGGCATGCTCACGACCATCCGTGGCAAGGACCTCCTCGCTATCGAGGACCCCAAGGAGCGTGCCTACGTTGAGGAGTTCCTGGTGGAGCTTCAGAACAGGGACTATACCGACCTCTTCCGCCGGGACAAGATGACCTTCACGGATGATCAGGCTCGCAGGCAGTACAAGTCGTTTGTGACTTCAGCACGTCGCATGCTAAACTACAAGTGGGACGACCCCGACTGCGTCGAGCGCAACCTGCATGCGTGCTCTGGATACATGTGCAACTACAAGGACCTGACGGTCGCCGACCTGATGCACGGCACCAGCGAGATTGAGCAGAAGACGAGGTACGTGACCACGCGCGACCCGCTGGACTACTACCCCAACCAGAAGAAGGGAAAGAAGAAGCCGTGACCATCTACACCATCTACAGCAAGCCGAAGGTCGGTAAGACCACGCTGTCTCTCGCTGACGCTCCGAAGGGCAAGACGGCTATCCTCAACGCGGACCAGGGTCTGGTCGGTATCGACACCGATGGGTTTACCATCGTGGACGACCTCAGCACCAAGGGGATCAACCGGAGCATCAACGCCACCTTCCTGGCCAAGCATGACCGGATCGTGATGGACACGGCCACATCGCTGTACGACCTGTTCCTGTCGGAGGCGGCGAAGGGCGGAACCCCGTCACAGCAGCACTACGGCATGGCCAACAACGGCTTCGCCACGCTCCTGCGCACCTTGAGGGAGGAGAAGAAAGAGGTCATCGTTCTCTGCCAGGAGAAGATGGTTCTCCCCACGGAGGACTGGACCAGCGACGACGATGACGAGGAGCAGTCGGCCAGCGTGACGGTCGACCTTCCGCCCGGTGCCGCCAAGTCCCTGCTCACCATGTCGGATGTCATCGGTCGGCTGTACATCGCCAACATCAACGACCGACCCGTGCGTCGCCTCTGGCTCACGCCGACTCCCAACATTGTGGCTGGAGCGCGGAGCCGTACCTACCACGGCAAGCCTCCGTACCTGACCAAGCCGTCGATCGCACGGCTCAACCACCTTCTCGGCTGGACCCGCTAGTCGAGAACCCATAGAAAGAGGAAACATCATGGCTAAGAAGATCCGTCTCGACTTCTCCAAGACCGAGGAGCGCTCGGGCTGGAACACGCGTCAGATCCCTGAGGGTCTGTACAAGGCCACCGTCGCTGGTGTGCAGGAGACCGAGGCTCAGGACGGCACGGCGATGCTCGTGTACGCGCTGGTGCCCACGGACACCAAGTACAAGAGCCGTCGGTTCCCGTACTACTGCAAGCTCCAGCAGAACCAGCTCTGGAAGCTCCGCGACCTGCTCGTGGCCGCTGGTATGTCCGTGCCGAAGAAGGCGCTTCAGATCGACCCTGAGAAGATCGTCGGTTCTACGATCGTTATCGAGGTCGAGGACGACTCGTACAACGGCAACGTCCGCTCGCAGGTGCAGGGCACCTACGGTCTCGACATCCTCGAGGACGCCGACGACTCGGCTGAGGAGGAGCCGGAGGACGACGAGGACCTGGACGAGGAGTTCGAGGAGGACGCCGACGAGGCGGAGGACGAGGACGACTTCGACGACGAAGAGCTCGAGGAGGACGACGAGGAGTTCGATGAGGACGACCTCGACGATGAGGAGCTCGAGGACGAGGACTTCGACGACGAGGAGGACGAGGACGAGGAGGAGCCTGAGCCCGCTCCCAAGCGTCGTGCTCCTGCGAAGAAGGCCGCTCCTGCCGCCAAGCGCACCGTCCGCCGTCGCTGACCGATGCAGGAGGCTGAGGTAGTTAGGCGGATGCTGGCTACTCTCAACTCCATCGACGGGGTCTACGCTCTGCGTACCCACGGGGGTTCCTTTCAGCTGAAAGGGACCCCCGACGTCCTTGGTTGTGCACATGGTCGATTCTTCGCCATTGAGGCCAAGAGGTCGGCCAAGGAGAAGCCATCACCAGCACAGCAGTACGTTCTCAAGAAGTTCCGTCAGGCAGGCGGCAAGACGTTCGTCAGCTATGACCCCAAGGCTCAGGAAGTAGTAGAGTGGATACAGAGTCTCTCAGACTGATCCGCAAGGTGTGGAGGCACTCTGGCGTTGATGGCAACGTCTGGGTGCCCCACATCGCGGCCATCGGCACTAGCAACCAGAAGTTCCGGGAGGGTGCAGTACTGGACGCCCGTAACCCTAAGCTCCCCGAACTTCGGGACTCCGTAGACTGGTACTGGACCCCTGCCGTGTCCAGTAGCGACAGTCGTAAGGCCAAGGAGTACCCGGCACAGCGGGTCATCTGGGTGGACTGCGATGAGTCATACAACGATGAGCTCCTACAGTCTCTCAAGCCCACCTTCATGTGGGAGACCAGCCCTGGCCACAAGCAGGCAGTCTGGCTCCTGAAGGACTATCTAGACCGTAGTGAGTACCACCGAGACGGATTCATGGGGATGCTGACTCAGGCACTCGGTGGCGACAAGTCCGGCGTGGACATCGGACAGCTCCTGCGAGTGCCCGGCACCTGGCACCACAAGCGCAGGCCCTTCCAGGGTCGCATCCTGCGCAATACGAACACGGTCTTCACGCGAGGACAGGTCCTGACCCGTGTGGCCAAGGGTCTGGGGTTCTCACCCGGTCTGGCCAGTGACCTGGGAGCAGACGATCCGTACGGAGACCGTTCCAAGATCATCTGGAAGGTGGCCCGTAGCGCGGCGGAGCTGGGTCTCCCTCAGGACCTCACCTTCAAGATCGTCAAGGCCACCAAGTGGAACAAGTGGAAGGACGAGCCTGAGCGCCTCAAGGAAGACATCGCTCGAGCCTACGAACAGCAGCCGGAGCCTAGCGTAGACCGGGAGCGTCCTACTGAAGCGGCATCAGGCAATGACCAGGAAGAGGAGATCTCTGCCTGGGACATGGCTACGGCTGACGAGTTCGGCACGGTACTCCGCACGCCTCTCAATTGGGTCGTCCCCAACATCATCCCTGAGGCAGGGTGCGGCCTCCTGGTAGCGGCACCGAAGGTCGGCAAGACCCGTGTTGCTATGGAGCTGGCTCTTGGCGTTGCCACGGGTCGCAGGCCTCTCGGCCTCCCCGTCCGCAAGAAGCAGGGAGTGGGGTTCTTCTCCCTCGAGGATGGGGAGTACCTGTTCGCCCACCGGCTGAGTAGCTATCTCGACCATGATCGTGGCCGGGGCAAGTATCACTGGGACGGCCACATCACCAGAGCCAGCGATGGCCTCATCTGGGAGCCTCCTGTTCCGATGCCGTTCCTGACTGCGTTCCGACCGATCGACCTCAGTGATGAGGCGGACCAGCAGAGGCTCCGGGAGACCATCATCCGGTATGACCTCAAGCTCGTGATCATCGATACGCTCAGCATGGCTATCGGTAAGGCAGACGTGTCCCAGTCCAAGGACATGTACGCCATCCTCAAGGAGCTCAAGGAGATCGCTAAGTCAACCAAGTGCGCTGTCATGTTCATCCACCACACTCGTAAGCGTGTCTTCGAGAAGGGTGAGAGCATCCAGGAGAAGATCCTGGGCAGTACGGCTCTGCATGGTTGGTCGGACTTTATTCTGAGCCTGGCAGACCCTACGGAAGACTACCCGGACTTCCTCAGGCTTGCGATCCAGACCAAGATGGGCAATAATCAGCATTACTTGAACGAACAGCTCAAGATCATCCAGAAACCTGTAGAGGAAGAAGACAATGAACACCACGCTTGAACCCCGTACCGTCGAGTCCTTCGAGGACCTCCTGAACGCCACTGGTGCTCCCCTGATGGAGTATGAGGAGCGCTCGTCGTTCCTGAGCAAGGTTCTGACCGTGCTCCTGTGGATTCCCGTCCTGGTGGCCGTGGCCCTGGTGGTCATCGCAGCATGCTTCCTGATCTGGTGGAGCATCTACGGTGACGACGTGATCAAGGGAAGCCTGACTCTGCTGGCCCTGCTCCTGTCTGGTTTCGGTCCTAGCACGGGAAACTTCCAGTAAGCACTTGCGCACCTTCTGAAGGTGTGCTAAACTGATTCTATCAGTACCATCACAACTTCAAGGAGAACTATCATGAACGCCAACACCCTCGCCGAGCGCTACGGGGTCCGGGAGACCAACGGTCTGGAGAATGGCCACGAATACCACAGCACCGTAGACTACGAATCCATCACGCTGGCTGAGCTCAAGGCTCGCGGAGGCCACATCAGCCGAGTTCGTATCCTGACTGGTGTGTGGCCGGGTCTGGGTCGCATGGCAGACATCTCCTACATCCACGGCACCGTGCAGGGTCGCCCCGTCGCCATCCGAGTGGACGTCGAGAACGGCATCCCGCTCCGCAACCTCAAGGGAGAGTTCATCGAGTGGGCCAAGCGCGAGGGAGTCTACGCCAAGGGCATCGGTCTCCTGGATGAGGGCAACTGGAGCATCCTGTACTGATTTAGATTTTCGATTTGCTTTCCTGGTTGAGGTGGGGTAAACTTCTAAGTGTTAGAAGCAGTACCCCACCTTCAACTTAAGGAGCACAAGATGGACAAGGACATGACGGTCGAGGAGGGCATCGTGGTTGCGATGGTCCAGTCGGTTGCCGAGGGGTTCGGCACCAGCATCCACACCAACGTCATCCTCCACGACCTGCGCGCGGCTCGCGCCAACGTCGAGGCGGCACTCAAGCTCAACCCCAGTGGAGCGGCCAACTTCCTGAACAAGAAGCGCGGGCAGGAGTCGGTCGACACTATCATCCGGGCCACCGAGATGCGAACCCCGGGAGGGTTGTTCGGAGAACGGTGAGCACAAGGGAAGGCTCCCCCGGCCACATGGCTAGGGGAGCCTTCTTCTTGTGATGGGTCAGATCACCGGGCGGGGTAGTTCAGCGCGAGGGTGCCACCGAAGCGGATACGCTCGTTACCCGTGTACCCGTTCGGGTACGAGCTGTACGCCTTCGCGGAGACTGCGTACTCACCGGCAGGGAGGTTGGAGTAGCCTCCAAGGAACCATCCGTGGCTCTGAGCGGTGCCTCCAGTAGAGCTGTACGGCATGCACCAGTAGATCGTCGAAGTGTTCCGCCGCCGGATGCCGAGCATCCAGTAGGAGTTCGCGTTCGCCATGATGATGCTGTTTCCCCGGTAGCCCTCGGAGTACGTGATGCTGAAGTACGCACGCTTGCCGGAGTTCTGGATACGGTAGGTGGTGAAGTTCGTCAGGTTGCCGTCCCAGCGGAAGTTACCGCCGATTTCGTAGTAGTTGGTCATTTGGATTACCCTTCTTCAGTGTACTCCAGCAGTCAGCTGGAGGGCTTAGTGGTCGGGTCCTCCTGGACCACGACGGTGTTCTGCTTGGGCGACAGCACACGTGCTCCGTCGTACAGTCCGGAGGCCGACAGACCCAGGATGATGCCCGTGCCGATCGTCTGCAGGATGTTCTGGGTGCCCAGGACGCTCCCCGTGGCGAACAGGTCGAACAGCGCCACGGCCACACCGAGCACGACGGCGAGGAGCGGGGAGAGGCGCGACGGCAGACCCAAGTCCTTGGCCAGGGTCACCAGCGCGATGACAGCGGGTACGGTCGCGATAGTGGTCACGATGTCCATCTCAGTACTTCCTTCTCTTGAATCGCTTGTTGATATGATACATGGGTCCGGTGCGAGGGTGAATCCCACTACGGTGCTCGACTGCAGTCATACGGTGCTCGAGCGCCTCGTCCCTGGCCTGCATACCCTTCACCGTGCGGATGAGGTCATCCTGGTTGTCTCCGATGACCTGTACCTTGGTGGTCAGGCGGTCAATAGCATCACCGATGTTCTTACTACCGTGGTTGGTGATGATGTCCTGCTGGACCTTATCTACCTTCTTGACTGCCTCAGCCGAGTCCTTCTGAACCCGATTGAGCTTAGCCACCATGATGCCGCCAAGAGCGGTGACTGCCGCAACCAACAGGGGCATCAGGGTATCAGCAACTGCCCGGACTACCTCGAGCGCTTCCAACATGTTACTATGAATCCTTACTATAGACGTGGTGGTCCGGGTAGCAGGAGGGACTCAGGTGATAGGAGCCTCCCACGCGGCACGCCAGGTCTCCGGACCGATCAGCCCGTCGACCTTGAGGCCCTTCTCCTTCTGGAAGGCAATGGCGTTCTCACGGGTCTCAGCGCCGTACAGGCCGTCCACACCATACCGACTGAAGTCCCATCCGCGCTTCTGCATCTGAGCCTGCCACATCTTGAGCTCATTGCGGTAGGAGTAGTAGCCGGAAACCGAGTAGACAGGACCCGACCGAGGACCGAAGTACCATCCGTTCGGGAGGGGGAAGGCGGGAGCCTTGCCAGGTGCCGCGGGAGTGTTCGCAGGCTTCCCCGGCTTCGGCTTCGGCGACGACCCGTTCATGATCTCGTTCGCCCTGTTGATGACCCACTCGATGTTCCGCTCTACGAACGGGCCGGGGCACGCCGTCGCCATCACCTGCTTGTGGATGCCGACCCAGAAGCCCTTCTGCGTGACTCCCGGACGGTTGAACTCAGCACGGTTCTCGCGAGGCGACTCCTTCGCGTGGTGGGCGATGATCTGAGCCAGCTCCTCGAGAGCTCTCTGAGATACCTCCCAGTCCGGAGCACCGGAGATGTTAGCGATCTCCACAGTGATGGCGCTCTGGTCGTTCGAGTATCCAGTCGACGAGGGGCAGTAGTCAGGATGGATGATTCCCACGACCGTGGCCTGGTCGTTGTCGTCGATGGCGTAGGTCGGGTGAGACCCTCGAGAGTTCCAGTTGATCATGTAGTCGATGGAGTCGTGACCTTCTCCGTCGGCCTGGTGGTGTACCCAGATGCCGGTGACTGCCGCTCCCTGCCGGGAACGACCCCACGAGGTGTTCACCACCCGATCGGTGTTCGGTGCCCAGGTAGGCATGTTGCTCTCCTTCTCTTTCTTGTACGGTGTGGCCGACTACAGGATCTGGATCCTGTTGTCCGGGTCGAGACGACCACCTTTGATCCGCTCCCAGAAGCGGGTATCCTCCTGCCCAAGACGCCAGACGGCGATTCCGCCCAGACCCCATTCCTGGTCAGCGAGGGTACGACAGTGAGCCATGTACTCAGCATCCGAGTAGTGGCAGAGCGCGGTCCCCTTGGGATCGCAGAGATAGACAGTCCCGACCCAGACCTCGATGTCCCGAGGGATGATACGGACTGCCCTGTCCACACCAGCCGGGATGCCCACGTTCTTCACGTGGACGAACTCCCAGTCGGGTGAGATGGACTTGGTGCGGGTATCGATCTCCTCCACGTCAGTGTTCGGGCGGAAGCGGTTGTACGAGTCCCACGTGACGTTGGTCCGGGGCACCCTGCCCACGTTGGTGAACGTGAATCCTCCAACCTGAACGTCGACAGCCTCGCGAGGGTTGTACCACCAGCCGTCTCCCCATCGCACGTGGTCAAACCACACCGGACCAGCCGTGGAGATCATACCAGAAGGTCCAGCCGTGTACGAGCTGTCAACGTAGGTACCGATCAGGCTCATGCTGTCCTCTGTGAGACCATAGTACACTCGGGCACGGTTCCCGCGGACACGGAGTCCCACCACAGCTCGACCGCGGAAGGGAGTGCTACTGGAGCCGGGACCGGCGACACTCCATGTGGCCAGAGTGGTGCCGTTACGGGCCAGCGTGAGGGTCCCAGACGGGTCGACCGTAGCCTCGAACGAACCACAGAACACGCCAGCTCGTCCGGACGACTGCGGGAACTGGAACCTTCCCTGGACATGGTACTCCCCTCCGCCATCGATGTTGGTCAGGCTAAGACGACCTGCACCGGCCACACGAAACTGACCCGGCGTCCTGGGGTCCATCAGAGGGTCGCCCTGCCGCCAGTGGGACCACGTGCCGGTCTTGGTGTAGTAGATGTCCAGAGACCCCGTGTTAGAGCAGTCATCATCCATAATGGTGGCCGACTGGGGAGGCCTCTGCAGGACCTCGAGAGTCAGGTTGTGTACGTCTTGGTTGTGCCACGACCCGTTGGAGTCTACGATCTGGATAGGCCGTACGATGTGCTCCAGGTACTGATCTGTGACACGCTGGTCTGCCATCTGTCCGACGACGTCTGCCGCCGCCTTGCCGTATCGTACCAGATAGGGCTTGCCGTTGTACGAGAGAGCCGCCATGCCGTTCTGAGCAGACACGTGGGTAGCCGTGGCCCACCAGTAGCAACCGATCAGCGTGAACGGGCTGTTGGTCTCCTTGTCACGGTAGGTCAACCAGCTCGCACGGGTCTGCTTCCACGTGGGCTGGTCGTCCCCGATCATGGCTCCCCACTGACCAGTTGACATAAACCAGAACCAGTAGTATGCTCCAGAGTTGCCCCGGTACGGCCAGCCGGGATAGCCAGGAAGGTCTTCCACCGGCGCGTGGATGCTCCAGTTCTGACCATAGGCAGGGACGCCCATCAGGATCTTGTTCCGGGGGATCTGGCTGACTGCCCAGTCGTACACCTGCTGAACCCAGAATCGAGGAGCGATAGGGCCAGGTGCGGACCCAGACCATGCGAAGTCGTAGGTCATGATGGCCACATGGTCGAAGTACGCGCCGAACATCTTGTAGTCCAGCCAGGACTCCCCACCGACCGAGTAGTTGCCCTCGGTAGCGGCAGGGAGCGCGGCGGACACCTTCTTGCCGTGGGAGCGTGCGTGGTCCCCCAGCGTGCGATACGCGGCCATCACTTCGGACGTGGTGGCGTTGGACTGGAAGCCCTCCGCGTCGATGTCCAGACCATGAATCCACGGGTATGTCGCGTAGATAGCGTCGAGCTGGTTGAGCACCTGCACGGTCAGCGGGTCGTTGGGATCGCCCAGCTTCTTGAAGGAGGAAGACTGGAATGCCTGCAAGGTAAGCCACCAGCGGATACGAGGCCACTTGGCTCTAGCCGCCTCCACCGTGTTCTGAATACTCAGGTTCTCCAGACCGCTATCAGTCAGCAGGTAGCTGACCAGGAACACGTCATCGATTCTGTCCCCATACTTGTCGAGAACCCCATCAGTACGCACGGTCTGGGCAACGTGCCAGAGAGCTACTCGCTGTCCCATCAGGACGCCACCTCCCAGGTCAGCGCCGGGACCACGAGGTAGTTCGCTCCGCTGATCGCCACCGGGCACAGGAAGTTGAGGGTGCCGTCCTGGTTGACACGGAACTGGACAGGGAAGATGCCGGTGCCCGAGTAGACGCCAGCGAAGCCCATACGGTGCTTCCCGTTGGTCGGGCGGAAGCCCGTGGGCAGGGTGCCGATGGTGTAGTAAGTGACAGAGCTGAAGCTGGGCGGACAGTTGATCACCCCGCTCTCCAGCGTGGCCAGGGTGCCGATCTTGACCGCTGCCAGCGCCTCATATGCGGAGTTGTTGGAGTAGCCGCTGGCCAGAGTCACGGGTGCCTTGCTGATGGTGACCCCGCCTCCTCCACTGATGTTCTCGATGTCCTGGTTGAGGGCATCGTCGTTGTCCTTGAGAATGCGGGCCAGCTCAGCCAGGTCGGAGAAGGTGCTCGGACCATACTCCGGGGTAGGCGGGGTCTCAAGAGTAGCCATTACCATCCTCCATGCTCTGCAAGTACGTTCTCCCAGGAGTCATGCCAAGCCCATACGGCCGACCATCCCTCAGCGTGAGATTCAGTCACGGTGCCGAGGTCAGTACGTCCTGGGGCATCACCAGCATCCGAGTGGATGCCCTTGATAGCGATGACGGCTCCCATGATGCCCGTGGTCACCAGGTCCAGACGCTGGTCTGCCCGTGCCGTCAAGTGAGGCGTAACACCTGCTCCCTGACTGGTAGTGTAGGTATACCCGTTAAACTCCTGCCTGGAGGAGACCTGGCCCATGTGAAGGAGACCCCAGCGAACGTCCTGAGCTCCTCGAGGGTACAAGATGCCCCGGTACGGGCTGGCCTGATCCTCATCAGACATGACCCACGTGTCGTAGTCCGACTGGATCATTCCGTTGATGTAGCGCCACCTGGGAGACGCCCGGAGACCCAGATCACCGACCTGGGGGGACCAAGAGAACAAGCTACTGCCGGGAATCAGCTGGATGTCCGTGACCTTAGCCTGCTCCTGAGAGGTAATCCGCACGGCCACACCTACCACGTCCTTGGACGGCTTGAGCTGGCCGAAAGTGCGCACGAATGCCATCTAGCTCACCACTCCCGTCGTCCAGGGCATCTCGGTAACGTTAGGAACCCATCCCGTGCCCGTGGTACCAGCCTGAAGGATCATGTCCGTGATCTTGACGTTGCCGTCAGTGGTCGTGACCTTCACCTTGATGGTGAGAGTCTGCTTGAACGCGCTGGGGTTACGCACCACGACTCGACGCTGCATTGCCATGTCACAGCTCCAGGGTCTGGGTCTCAGTGGTGCCGTCAGTGTACTGGAAGGTAACCTCGATGGTGAGGTTGGCCTCGCTAGGAGCATCCACAGCGGCGGAGAAGACGAAGCTGTCCCGGTTGTCGCTAGTCACCGTCTGCTCGAGAGAACCTCCGCTGGCACCGAAGGCGAACGAGTACCGACCCGTGCTTCCGCCCTCCACGACGGTGACGTTGTTGCCTGCCCAGTGAGCCATGCCGTTGTCGCCACGGCTGTTCAGGAGCAGGTTGAACGGGTTGATGTCCCGAGTGTCGATGGTCTGGCCGGTAGTCAGAGCGCCGGGGTCGGTGCTACTGTCGCTGGAGGCCAGAGAGCGGAGCTTGTTGGCCAGCGTGATCTTGGACTTGCGCAGGTCCACCCAGTCAATCTCGAGCTGGACCACGCGGCTCTTGACCGACTGAGAGTAGTCCTCATCCATCACGAAGATGATGTCCAGTACCTCGAATCGGTCGATCTCATCGATACGGTCGACCAGTCCGCTGACCTCGTACTCGTAGCTGATGGTGGGCTTGGCGCGGTCCGCGAGGAATGCCTGCAGGAACCTCATCATGGCGTGAGGAGTCATGCCCGACTTGAAGTCGTAGACACTGACCCGCACCTCATCGGTCCAGGTGAAGTCCTCGATGTAGTCGACGCCACCATTCGCCGGGGCGATGGTCAGGCCGTCCGCGTTGCGACCGTAGATCCGGGTCACCAGGTTAGTCGTGTCGACCTGCTTCGTAGCAGACTTGATTCCCTTGTCGTAGTCGAAGTACGTGCCACGATCACGGCCACCCTGGTCCAGAAGGTGGACGAAGTGGTTAACGTCATCGAAGACCAGGTCTCCTCCGTACACCTTGGCGATCTGCTTGAGAGTACCGAGCACGGTGCTGGACTCCGACTCCCAGCCGAGGGTCTGGCCGGGGTCCACCTGGCCCACATACCAGTCGGTACCGGCCAGCACAGCAGTCATGGCATCGAATGCCGTGCCGGTCCACGTCTGAGCGTCGATCTGACCAGCGTACAGCAGGTTATACCAATTCCGCTCACAGTAGACCTCGACCTGAGCTCGAGTGCCGCTCTTGGTCGTGGTGAGTGACCTGGCCACATAGTGCCGTCCCTTGAACACGACCGGCATCTCCGGCTCGATCAGTGTGGCCTTGGGGTCAGCCAGAGACAGGGTGAAGGTCAGGGTAGACTCATTGCTGTCCGTGTCCAGAGTCTTGCACGCCAGCAGGGTGTCCTGGAGGAAGACCCCTCCCCCGCTCGGAACGACCAGGAGCGGGTCCAGGGAGAACGGCTGGACCGGCAGGGTGTTCGGCAGGGGAGGGGTCGCAGGGGGAGCCGTGCTGAGCAGGATCTCGTCTACGTAGCTGTCAGACGCCGACAGCGTTACCTCGTACTGGATCCATGCCGCATTCGGCTCGGTCTCGATGCTGGAGAGGTTCTTCCACCCACTCCAGGAAGTCAGGTTGGAGCTGGTGCGGTAGCGCACCGTGGCTCCCTGTCCGTTCACCGTGATCTGAGGGGTATCGGTGCCCCACGCTCCCGGCATGGCTCGAGTGTGTGCCACTACAGGCAGGGTAGCCGTCTCCCGAACGGCCAGACGTCCTACGACAGTGCTGGTGTCTGCCCCGGTAGCCTCCAGAGCACCATCGGCCAGGGCAGACCGCTTGGCCCACTGACCCGCGTTTCCCGACCAGGGAGCGACCAGGACGACCTCATCCACGGTGCACCGAGACCAGTACCCTTCCGGACCGTAAGCGACATCCAGGTGAGCCTCGCACGAAGCGTTCATTCCAGAAGCCGTGCCGCTAACGCTAGCAGACGTGCCGTCCAGACCCACGATGTGTACCGTGTAGGTTCCCAGAGTCAGGTCGATCTCGATGCCGATCCAGACCCACGTGTCGGCCGGGATATGGTATGTGGTGATGTAAGCGTTGACCAGCTCAGTTCCGGAAGCCGAGTACAGCCGGTAGTTGAGCAGGTTCTGGGTTCCGGTGTTGTTGACGGCCAGATGGAACAGCGGGTTCTTACCGGACGTGCCGCGCGTGCTGAGTACAGGGTTCCAGGTCTGGTCGTTCTTGCCAGAGTACCACGTGCCGACCATCAGGCTTCCCGAGGACGGCCACATGCCAGCCGTGTACGGAACCCGGACGTACGAGTGCTCAGCCAGGGAGGTCTCGTTCAGACGGATGCCCGTGCCCCAGCGGGTCTGGACTGCCGCCGCTGAAGTACCCGCGTAGTTGACCACATAAGCCTCGCGGTCCTTGCCCGAGGAGTCGGGAGTGTCGCGGGGGTCCCCCGTACCGACGAACGACCCCATGCGGAGCAGGAGCTGAGTAACGGCATCCGCGTCCCACTCGCCGGTCCAGTCTCCTCGACTGGTTGCCCTACTGTAGACAGCCATCAGATCTTCCTTGCGTTGACACGGCCGACAGCCTGGGTGAACGTGCCTCCACTGATGCTGACGGGCACGTTGAGAGAGCCAACCCCTTCGAGCCTCTCGAACTCAGTGATGCGGTCAGCGACGTTACGTACCTTAGCCCCCGTCGAAGTGTTCTTGATGTAGAAGTCCAGGTTCTCGAAGTCGAGCACCAGCGTCTGGGATGCAGTGAGGGGACCGGTGACCGTGGTGCCTCCTGCCGAGAAGGACTGGGAGGAGCTGAGAACCCCTCGGAACTCAATCGTAGGCAGGAAGCTGGTGTTACCCCCAGCCGCCAGGGCCAGCGCGCCGGGAGCTGAGAGAGACACAGCAGAGACAGCGGCATACCCGTAAGGGTTGGGGGTAGCAACCGTAGCGCTACCGTGCAGGCGGGAGACCCCCTGGTCGGAGAACCAGAGAACCTGGTCCCTCTCCCACGACACCGGGCCAGCAAGGACACCCTTCCACGTCCATCCCTCATGAGGGTTCGGCGTGAAGTCCTGCAGACCGTGCATCTTGGGGTTGAGTGCCTGGCTGATCTGGTCGGCCTTGGCCAACACATCGGACAGGTCGGTTCCAGTGACCTCGAGGCGGAACTCCCACTCAGTCTGAGTCATGCGGGAGCGGTAGTACAGTGCTCCGTCCCCCGCAGGAAGGTCGTCCAGGTGAATCTCGTTCGGGAGCATCGGCCATGCCGTCAGGATAGCCTTGAAGCCCTCGATGTTGTCCGAGTCGAAGGTGCCCAGCTTGAAGCTCATGCCATAACTCCCTGTGCGCGAAGCTCACGGGTCATATCCGTCTTGAGCTGAGTGGAAAGGCGGCGGATGTCCTGGTCGTTCCGCACCTGCATCTCGGCCACACTCACCAGGGGACCAGAGATGGTAATCGTGGTAGCGCCCGTGCCCGTCGGTGTGGCCGTGACCGCCATCGGAGAGATCGGGTAGTTCGGGGTGATCTGAGGAGTCACGGACTGGGTCACGTCGTGGGAGACATTCAGGCTGGGAAGACTGGTACTCTCCTTGATGATCTTCTTGTTGAGGTTCTCGATAGGCTTGAGAGCCTCGTCCTCGTTCTGCTCGACGCCGACACCGATACCGGAGGGCAGGTACTTACCGATCTCGTCACGCATACGCTTCGACGGCGACGCGATTCCGAAGAAGCTACCGATGTTGCTCATGACGTCGTTGACGAATCCACTGATCTTTCCGAAGAGCCACCCTGCCGCTCCGGAGATACCCTCCCACAGGCCACGGACGATGTTGCCGCCGACGCTGACGATCTGGCCGATTCCGTTGCCAAGTGCCCCGACGATTCCCCCGATGATCTGAGGAATGGCTCCTACAATGGTGCCGATGATCTGGGGCAGGTTGGCGATAAGCGACACCAGAAGCTGGACACCGGCCCGGATGAGCTGGGGGATGGCCCCAGCGATGCCGTTGAGAACAGCTCCGATGATACGGGGCAGGGCACCGACAATGGTGTTGATGATCTGGGGCAGAGCACCGATCAGAGCAATGAAGAGCTGGATGCCGGCATTGATCAGCTGAGGGATAGCTCCCAGCACAGCGTTCAGCACCGACGTGATGATCTGCGGGAGTGCTCCCACGATCACGTTGATGATGGTAGGCAGGGCAGTCACCAGAGCGGTGAGGAGCTGGATACCGGCGTCCACCAGGAGAGGCACGGCACCGATCACCGCACCGATCACCGACTGGATGATCTGCGGGAGCACTGCCACGATCTGGGTGATGATGGTGGGCAGAGCTCCGACAAGTGCCGTGAAGAGCTGGAGACCTGCCTGGATGATCATCGGGATTGCCCCGGTGAAGAATGCCACCAGGTTCTCGATAATGACGGGGAGCATCTCGATGAGGATCGGGATGGACTGCAGGATTCCATCAGCCAGACCCATAATCAGCTGGAGTCCGGCCTCCAGGAGCAGGGGCAGGTTCAGGATCAGAGCGTTGACCATCCCGAGCAGACCCTCAGTGATAGCCGGGGTGAGCTGGGGAGCCGCCTCTGCCAGACCCTGGATCAGAGCGCCGATAGCCTGCATGCCCGTCTCGATCAGGAGGGGGAGCAGACCACTCAGGGTGTTCACCAGGTTGACGATGACAGGGACAGCCGCAGTGATCAGCCCCGGCAGGGCGGAGCCGATGCCCTCGATAAGACCACCAATAATGGCCACACCAGCCTCGAGCATGCCCGGGATCGCGCTGGCAATAGCACTGACCAGCGTCTCCATCATGCCACCGATCTGAGGCCCGAGAGTGGCGATGTTGGAGCCGATGTTCTCAATGACAGGCGAGATGTTGGTCACCACGGTCTCGAACGACGTGATGACGTTACCGGCCAGCGTGGCGATGTCGGCGTCCGCGTCACCGAGTCCGACCAGCAGGTTGGACCACGCACCCTTGAGCATCCCGATGGAACCGGAGATGGTCTGCGTGGCCTCAGCCGCCGTGGTGCCAGCGATGCCCATCTCTTCCTGGATGAGCTGGATGGCCTTGGTCACGTCGGCGAAGTTGTTGAGGTCGAACTCCTGACCCATCGCGCCGGGGAGCTTCTCCGCGTCGTCGAGGAGCCTCTGCATCTCAGCCTGGGTACCACCGTACCCGAGCTTGAGGTTGTCGAGCATCGTGAAGTTCTGCTTCGCGAAGCCCTGGTAAGCGTCCTGGATGGCCCCGATGTCGGTGCCCATCTTGTTGGCGTTGTCCGACATCGCGATCATGATGTCGTTAGCCGCCTTGGCCGCGTCCTCGCCTTCACCGAGGCTCCCGGTCAGTGCCGCCGCGAACGATGTGGCCTGGCTCATGAACTCGTTTGCGCTCAGACCAGCCGTCTGGTATGCGTTGGCCGCGTACTGCTTCATCTTGTCGGCGGAGTTGCCGAACAGAGTCTCGATGCCGCCTACGTTCTGCTGATACTCAGCATACTGACTGGCCACACCAGCTACGAGAGCGCCTCCTGCCGCCGCAGAAGCGGAGGCGAAGCCGACCAGTGCCTTCCCGGCACCGATCAGCCCGCCCTTGACCATTCCACCCAGCTTGGAGTCGGCCTTACTGGCACTGTCGCCGACACCGGCCAGTCCCTTCTGGACCTGGTCAGCTCCGTCAAGCGAGAGCTTGATACGGACGTCGTTATCTGCCATGCCGGTCCTCCTTTCTAGCTGGTCTGTTCAGGTTCCGGAAGAGGCAACCTTTCCCCGTCCCGCTTGGTGAGCCAGTAGACTCCCATGCTGGGGTCGGGACCGTTGCCCTTGTTGTGAGCATCGATGGCACCCTTGTTGGCCTGCCTCCATGCCGCCTGTCCGCCTGCGATAGCTTGCTGAGCGGGGCAGTCAACGGAGTAGACCTCATAGTCCTCGATGGTCTCTTCCCTGCCGATTGTTGAGTTGTACAGATGCTCCGCCAGCGGCCTACCGCAACCGGGGCACCTGACCTCCTTCATGTGCTTCCACTGAGAGACGACCTCTAGGTCGAGCTCTGTCCAGGCATCCGGCCGACCCTCGTCAAGGAGGCGAAGCGGGGGTCGACCGGATGCCAGGGCCATGTCGAGGAGAAGTCCTAGACGCGGCCCGATTTCGTAGGGCGGATGGAGACCTCTCCGCCGCTGTTCTGCCAGGACATGAACGCCTGGACCACCTGGTGGAGCACACCTCCGGGGAGGATACCCTTGTCACCCTTCGAGCTGAGGAGAGCCGGGTCGGTGGACAGAGGCTCTACGCCTTCACCCTCCGGGTCCTGGCCGTAAATGCCGACGAAGGTCTTCGCCAGCACCGACTCGTACTGATCGATCGGCTGGAGGGTGTTCGACTTCATCAGGACTGCCCACTCCACGAGCGGCAGACGCTTGAAACGAATCCACACCGGCCGACCTTCCGGCTTGAGCTCGGCCACACGTGCCTCGAGCTTGGCGAGGTTGTCGGCCAGGAACTCCTGACCACCTGCCAGCGTCTTGAGAGCCTTGGCCTGCTGAAGCTCGGTCTTGGCGTCTTCGTACTCCTGCGAGTACTGACCACCGAGATCGATCTCGAGCGTGAGGGTGTCGGAGCGCCGCTCCTCCACCGCCTGCATCAGCTCCTCGTAGCTGTTGAATGACATGGTGTTCTCCTACCTGTCTTGTTGGATTGGTACCGTGTGGCCTCAGGCCGAGATCGAGACTGCCGTCTTCGAACGGGCCAGAACCGTGACGTGAGCCGTGATGCCGATGAACGTGTTCGACGCCTCGGCCGGGTCGATCGACGTAATGACGGCCTTCCAGACCCACACCTTCTGAGACGCCGCCAGAGCGGTCTCGTGCGGGACGCCATCACGACGCCAGATGTAGACCGTGTCACCGATGGACAGCGCACTGACCAGGTCCTCGTCTGCCTGGCCCGTGGCCTTGATGAGCAGGTCGTCGATGGTGTGCGTGGTCGAGCCAGGGATCTGCTCCGAGGCCGGGTCGCACAGCCAGTCAACCGACTCGCTGTCCGTCGAGCTGGTGCCGTTGAACGTGGTGATCGAGCAGTCGAGGCCGATACCCGCTTCCAGCTCCGAGAGGAGCGGGTTGTTGATGTCGGCGATGACCGGAGCCACACCGACAGCGATGTTACCCCGACTGATCTGCGTCGAGGGGTTCCACTGGGTCAGAGGAGCCATGTCAGTTTCCTTCCTTCTTCTCCTGGGATGCGGCGGACGCCGACCCCTCGGTCTTGGTGGCCGTGGTGCCGCCGAGCGGCTCCTTGGGCTTGGGCTTGAAGCCGAGCACCGTCTCCCCCGGCTTGAGGTCACGCACCTTGCGATGGATGGCCTCGTTGTAGTTGGCGTCCGATACAGCGTAGTGGATGCCGGTCTCCTTGTGCTCCACGACGATGCCGTGGGAGCTCGGCTTGATGTTCGACATCAGATGCCTCCCTGATTGTTCTGGATGGTTACCTGCGACTCGTAGTGTCCCTCGACCAGGGCACCGGAGTAGCCCATGGACGTACCGAGCACGTAGCCGCCGATCCGTGCTCCCTGGAGGATGCCCATCACCGCACGGGCGAGGTTGAAGCTGGCCTCGACGCTGGCTCCCGCCGCGTAGGCCGTGGCCTGGTTGTCCCAGTCGATCGCATCTCCGTTGATGGCCACATCAGTGGGGTCAGCCAGAAGAGGCCGGAGGACCACGTATGGGAGCTTGGCGTGCGAGGGTGCGTACCCTACGTAGACCGGCACTCCCAGAGAGGCCAGTCCGTCCTTGAGCGTCTGCAGGTCCATCAGATACCGACCGCCTCAGGAGTGAACCCGAAGTCCCCGACCTGGTCGGCCAGGAGCTTAGCGGCACTGATGTGGAAGGGACGTGCAGGCATACGGCTGGTTCCCAGCGCGACGTAGACAGCGTAGTCCACCGTGGGACCGATGAGCCAGGTGGTCTTGCCGGAGGCCTCCGCCGTGGTGCTGTTGAGCATGGTGCCCGTGTCCACCGCGTGGACGTTCTGGATCTCGCGCTTCACCAGACCGACCCCCACCTGAGCCAGTGCCTTGAGCTTGTCGGCACCGGGCTGGCTCTTGGCTGCTTCAGCGTACCGGGAGGCGAGCTGGCCCATCGTGATGCTCATCAGAGGTACTCCTTGCCTTCCTGGTTGACGACGGTGAAGTCGCTTGCGACAGCCTTGCGGATCAGGGCCAGACCGTTCTGGCTGACCTTGTCGAGCAGAAGCTTCTTGCCCACGAGGGACGGCTCACGATGGCAGGTAAGTACCTCAACGGCCATTCCAGCATCGATCACGGTCTCGTGGGGAACCTTGATCGAGTAGACGTTGTCGGTGCGAGACTCAGCCGCGTTGGCCAGAGTCGTGGTCTGCACCAGTGCAGGCACCGGGTCACCTACAGGCACCGTCTGTCGAATAACCCCGAAGCCCACAGTGACCGGGTCACCGACGAGCAGGAGCTGAACGCTGTCGATCAGCGGCTCCTCCAGGAGACGGCTAGCTTCAGCCAAGGTCAGTGTCGACATCGCCATAGTAGGGCACCGTCCTTCCTGAAGCGTCAGTGGAGTGCATGTTGGTGGGACGCACGTGGGGTCCTCCAGGGATGGGCACCTCGCGGAGGACGTCCTGCTGTGTGGCCTGCATGATCGGGCTCATGCTACGGTAGTAGGCCACCAGCGCTCCCCAGTCGGGAGCCTGCACGGTGACCGAGGTGCCCTCACTCGAAGTAGCCGTCACCACCGGCTGAGCCTTGAGGAACCCGATCAGACTGAACGCGGCGAAGTAGATGTCGTAGGTGTTCTCGTACCCCTCCTGCCCCGGCCAGATGCCGAAGCTATCAGGGATGCGAGCACCGTCGAGAGCGCGCTGCTTCATGGCCTGGGTGACGGATGCCGCGTTCGGCAGTCCTGCCAGCAGGTCGGTGAGCTCGTCAATCGCCGCCATGTTGCTCTCCCTAGATGAGTGATGGGGCAGGCAGACCCGCTACCTGCCCCATCATGGTGGTCACTCGGCCTGAGCCGAGTCCTCGCCCTCGGACTGGGACCCATCCCCCTGGCCCTGGTCCTCGGACTGGTCGGTGACCGGCTCCTCGACGACCTTCGGCTCCACGACGGGCTGGCCCGTGCGCTGTGCCTCTCGGTACGCCTTGAGGTCGGCCTTGGCCTGATCCGCCTTGGCCTTGACGACCTCAGCCGCCTTGGCCTTGGTCTCCCGGCGCTTGGCGATCCACTCGGTGACGGTAGCCATTACGGGGCCACCGGAGCCGGGGTGATGACCGCGAACGGGTAGTCCGTGACCTGGCCGCCAGCGGTCGAGAACGCCGTGGCGAAGGCCACACGGAACTTGAACCGGAGAGCGACCATGTCACGCTCAGCCAGGTTGATGCCGCCGACCGTGGCCTGGTCGAGGAGCTTCACCTGGAAGTCCTCGCGGATGCCGATGACCGCCTTGCTCGAGTCGCCGACCAGAGCGATGGCCGCGTCGCGGTCCCACGCCAGGTTGTTGACGTAGCGGAGGTCCTGGCCGTAGATGCTGGCCGTGTTGTTGTCCCCACGGATGCCATCCAGGTAGATGGGCTGGCCCTGGTCGTCTCGGAGACCGCGGAGCGAGCGACGGAGGAAGCGACCGGTGAAGGCGGAGTTGACGTCGAAGCCGTCGTCCTCCACCATACCGAACGCCTCGTTGAAGTCGGCCGCGAGGTCGGTCTCGACACCATCGCCCGTGCCCTCGACCTGCTCGTTGCCAGCCGCGATTGCACCGGGCACCAGAGCGGGGTCGGTCCAGGTGGTCGGCTTGTTCGTGCCGAAGAAGACAGCCGCGTCAAGGATGCGGCCGAACTCCTGAGCCACCAGCGGGCGGACCTCGCCCCAGATGTCGAAGTTGCTGTCAGCGAGGGTGTTCTCGTGGACGGGAACGATGACCGCGATCTCCTCGGCGATCAGCTCCTTGTTCGTCCAGGACACCTTGCTCGTCGGCTTGACGCCGGTCTCCTCGTCGGCCGAACCGTCGGTCACGAATCCAGCCGTCGGGAGCGAGGCCAGGACCGGCATACGAGCCGTACCAGCGCTCATCCGCACGGTGCGGAAGGCAGCCAGCGCGGTCGACTGGGTCAGCTCCGGCTTGATGATCTCGTTGATGTCCTGACGAGCCAGGAGGGCCAGTGCCTCGGCCCGCGTGATGTCAGCCATGTGACTGACTCCTTTCTGGCCCGAAGGCCGTTAGATGGTTACTTGCCTTTGAGAGCCGCGCGGAGCAGGTTGTTCATGTCCTTGTTCTTAGCGGGTTCACCTGCACCCTTGGACCCGAGAGCCTGCGATGTGGCCGAGGGGTTGGCCTTGTGCCAGTCCTTGAGGATGTCCTCGATCTTGTCGTCGGTCTCGAAGAGTCGGCTGGAGAAGGTACGGCTGTCCAGAATCTTGGAGACAGGGCTGTCCAGTGCCAGGAGGAACGCCTCGAGCCGGTCGTACCGGGTCTGGATGGCGTCGGTCTCCTCGGCCTTGGGAGCCAGCTCCTTGAGCTGAGCCTCGAGCTCGGTAACCCGGGAGCGGGTCGCCTTGAGCTCCTTGTTCGCAGCACGGAGGTCGGCGCGCTCCTTGGCGAGGGCAGACTTGAGAGCCGTGGGCTCCTTGTCGTCCTTGTCGGAGGCCTTGTTCTCTTCCTGCTGCTGAGCGGCGGAGTTGGTGTCGTTACCCTCCGTCTCGGAGGTGACTTCCTGCTCCTGCTCTTCCGACGTCTCGTCGGTGGTCGTGCTGTCGGTCGTCTCGACCTGCTGTTCGGTGGGCATCTCGCCCTCCTTCCTGTAGTTTAGCGTATGATGCCTGCAAGCGCAAGCACCTGTTCTCCATTGGCGTGTCGCCTAGCCTTGCTAGGCTTGTGGCCTGGGGTCTTCCTCCTTGGAAGTCTTGGGATGGGCCACGGCCCTGTCTAGTGCCTTGGCCTCTCGCTTGGTGAGATGACCGAACAGGTAGCCCAGCCCATAGTTAGACTCCAACACGAAGTCCATGTCCTTGCCTGCTAGATACTTGGCCATCAGACCACCACCACAACCTGTTCAGCGGAGAACACGAGCAACTCTCGGATCTCCCCTCGGCTACGAACTACGACCGCGTCAAAGCCCTCCTGCTTGAACCACTCGGACATCGCATCCTCGGGAACCATACCCTCGTCGATACGGGCCATGACGAAGTCATCCATCTCCGCACCTCTGGTAGCCCGGATCTGGCGGTAATCGGCGGGGTTCTTGACCAGGACTCGGGTCTCGATGACAGCCCCGTTCTTCTGGCGAGCGTATGTCTCTGCGAAGTTCTGCTGGGGAGTCAAGTAGGTGCCCGCACCGTAGTTACCGACCGTGGTTCGGCCTGTGTCAAAGCCCGATACCTTGATGGACTCATATGCATCGCTCGAAGTACCGTGGTAGAAAGCCCCAGGGAGGGCAGAGTCCTTGGACCAAGCTTCGGCGTCTGCACGGCTCATGGTAGGACGCCACCCTGCACTAGCTCCAGAAGCGGCTTCGGCCACACTAACCATCGCGCTGGACAGCGTCTCGGAGCGAGTTCGCCAGGAGTCATCCATGGTGACGGATCCGTCCGGCTGGAGCGTACCCTTGTAGTCCACACGGCTGGGATGCATAGGCAGGAGGGTACATCTTCCGTTGGGATGATCACGGATGTTGGGGTCCTCCACCACGAGGCCATCCCGGCTCAGGCAGTAATCGCACGTGCGAGGACCGGACTCGGCCGACCACACCATCACCAGACCGAGGCCTGCCGTACTGTCCCACTGGTTCTTCCAGTAGGCTCGAACGGTCTCGGTACGGGCCACACGCTCCAGACGGCGGTAGCTCTTGTCCAGACCTGCCCGGAGCATAGCCCGAGCGGCCTCCCGGCTGTTGAGACCCGTCATGATACTGGCCTGGATTGCCGCCTGCTGCATCTGGTCGTAGACGTGGCCTACCACGGGGTCCAGGGCCAGCTCTTTGGGAGCGGGGAAGTCCGCCAGGTAGCTCCCCAGACGGGCGATGTCCCCTCCCGTCCGCTGGATCAGCCGCTCACTGTCCTGCTGGAACTTGCGGATGTAGGCGGACATGTCCTTCTCGTGCCGGGGCAGACCACTGACCCACCGGAGGTAGAGCTTCCTCAGCTCACGCTCCAGTCGACCAGTCGGCACGGTAGCCATCAGTTACTCGCCGCCTGCTGAGCGTTCGGGGGAGTGTTGATGGCGGGCTGGCCTGCACGCTGTCCGGGGTTGGCCGCGTAGGCTGCCACCTGGTCGGGGGTCATCGCCGCCTCCTGGAAGCCATCGTCCATGTAGTCGTCCAGGTCGACACCGGGGGTCACGACCGTGGCGATGTAGTCCAGCGGGTAGCCCATCTGGCTGAGGGCGATGCCGTGGGCGTCCATGGCCTCCTGCAGGAGGTCGTCGCTCTCAGGCCAGAACTGGAACTCCTTCTCGGTCTTGCCCTCGACCTCAACCGTGCGCTCCACACCGAGCAGGGTTGCCAGCTCCTCGAGCTGAGGCTCAATGTCCTCACGGATGCGGGCGATCTTGTTGTTGAAGCGGCGGCTCAGCACCTTGAGGGCCACACCAGTCGGCGGGGTTCCCTGCCCCGGCTTGAAGTAGTGCTGGGGGATGCCCGTGCTCTGGCTCACCTTGTCCAGGATGCTGTCGTGGTAGGCGATCATGTCCTGGATCGTGGGAGGCTCGAGCTGGCCGAACGGACCCTCGGAGCTGGTCGTGAAGATGCGCCCGCTTGCCCCGTTAGTCCTCTGCTCCTTCATGGTGGCCTGGCCGGTCTCAGCCTGCTTGGGCAGGTAGGGGTTCTCCGGCGGAAGCTCGACGTTGAGCAGGTACCAGAACGGTCGAGCGTACATCTCGGCCACCACGGTCTGGTCCAGGATCGAGTGATTGATCCGGTCCTGCAGAGCGGCCAGCGAGGCACCGAAGCCCTTGTCGTCCAGGGCGAACCGGAACAGCGTGTGGCCGTGCGTGGTCTCGACGTACTTGTAGCCCTTACGATCAGGGCTGGACAGGTCGTCGGGCACCGGCTTGGCCCACAGCTCGGAGGTGCCATCACTGAACACGAACGTGCAGTAGTCCTCCATCTTCTCGAGCGACCGGGTGAAGATAGCGGCGGCTGTGTACCGGCCATCGCTGATCATCTCGTAGTGCTCGGGGAAGTGGGGAGTGCCAGCGGAGTCCACCACCACAGGACACTCCCCACGGGAAAGGAGAGGCACCAGCACGTTGCTGAACCCTCTCAGCTCATCGGGCACGGGGACCAGGTTCTCCGCGTACAGGTCGATCACAGCCTTGAAGATGTTCTCGCTGGTCTGCTGGTCCTTGATGTCGGGGAAGGCCTCGGAGACGTACTTCTCCCACTCCTTGCCGTGCAGGGTGTAGGACATCTTGCCGTTGTAGTACGGGGCGAACGTCTGGCTGTTCTTCCCGAGCAGGTAGGTCTTGATGTCAGCCATGTCAGTTTCCCATCTTGAAGTAGTCGGCCTTGCCGTTGTTGATGGCCTGGGTCATCGCGTCCACGTCGTCGTCGTGCTTACCGAAGGGGAAGTCCCTAAGCTCCTGGAACATGCCCTCATCGTAGACAGTGTCCAGCACGGCGACATTGCCCTGGTCCACGGTAGGCTGGATAGCCAGCGCCCGGACCTCCTTGGCACCCTGGGGGGACACCGGCTTGATCAGCGCGGCACGCTTGCGCAGGGTGTCGATGAGAGCGGCACCGTTAGCCGCCTTCTCTACGTAGATCCTCGAGGTCTGCGGCCACCGGGCGGACATCTGCTGAACCTTGCTGACCGTCTCAGTGAAGGTGAAGCGCCCGTGTACCCGATCGATCAGAATCCATCGCTGGCCGAGGACTGCATAGACGTGTCCGGCCACATAGTCCCCCGAGCTGGCCTTCTTGCTGGATCCTGCCCGCTGAATGGTGCCGAACGTGAGGTCCCAGCTCTGGATGACCAGCGCCCGCTCCAGCGTCTGCATGAAGCCCCGCTCGTCCTTGAACACCACCTGGTCCCAGGGGATGACATCGATCTTGTCGACGTTGATGTAGCTCCCGCCGGTCACCTGGGGGTCGCCCTGATAGAGCGCCTGCCAGACGTAAGTCCCGACCGCCTTCTTGATCAGCGCCCAGGACTTATCGCTCCGGTTCTGCACCGACGGGAGCCACTCCCCGACCTCACGACCCAGGATGTCGTCTTCGTGTGTGGCCTGGGCGGGGATGTTGATGTACTTGGCGTTAAGCGCCTTCACCACGTGGGCAATGAGGTCATCCTTGTGCCAGCGGGTCGCAATGACCACGATCTGGCTCAGGCTGGCCATACGAGTCAGGACCACCGAACTGAACCACTCGACGGTTGCCTCACGGATAGTCTCGGACTGAGCCTCTGCCATGTCCTTGATCGGGTCGTCAATGACGGTGAGGTCAGAGCGGAAGCCGGTCATAGCCGAACCTCGACCAGCGGCCAGAAGTCCGCCTCCTTCTCGAGTCTCCCAGCGCTGGACGTTGTTCGATCCCTGCTGAAGCGGAGTCCACGTCTTGACCAGCCCACGCACCTGCCGAGAGACCGCGTTCGCGCGTGCCTGGCTGTACGTCGCGTAGACGACCTTGAGCCACGGGTTCCGGATCAACTGCCATGCGATCCAGTGGACGATCCAGGTGGTCTTGCCTTCCTGAGGGGGAGTTGAGTAGGCCACACAGCCCAGAGGAGTGTCCAGAGCGTCGACGTCCATGGACTCGGTCAGCGCCCGCGTGAGGGCAGATTCCCGGATGCCGCTAGCCTTGCAGAAGGCACCGAAGTCATCACTGATCTCCTCGTAGGAGTAGTCCGTGGGCTCAGCATCGAGCAGATCAGCCAGCACGTTTGCTCACCTCCGCGGCGACCTCGTCCACCGAGATGCCAGGGAATGCCTTGAGCAGACGAGCGACCTCTCGAGCGGTCTGCAGACGGATACGCTTGGTGTCGACCTCTTCCGAGCCACCAGTGACTTCCTGCAGGAGACGCAGAATCTGGACCAGCTCCTGCTCCGCCTTGTGAAGCTCCTGGACCCACGGCGACACGCCACTAGACTTCTTTGTCTTGATGGTCGTGTAGACGTCTTCGCCTACCTCCGCCTCGGTCTTCTCACGGGAGTCGGTCAGCAGTCCGATGTGGGACTCCGACTCGGACCCCAGCTTCAGACGCAGAGCAGTGATATCAGTCAGCTTGTTCCTGGCCAGCTTCTCCAGTTCCTCCTGGATGCTGACACCACTAGTGTCCGGGCTGATGCCCCATAGCGCTCCGGCACGCTGGCTGACACGTGCCTTCTTGCCTGCCCGGACACTAGCGGCTGTGCCCCCGCCGTGGCTCTTGCACACGGTCAGGCCAGGAACGGCCGCGCGCTTACAGCGCTCCCCGCTCGTGGTGAGAGCCGAGCAGCGCCGAGCACTCCTAGCGTTGCTAGGGCTGGCAGGCTGCTGGGTGGGCAT